TGCGGGCGGCGAAGGCGGACCTTCCTCCCCCAAGTCTGTGACGAAGGTGTAGACATAGGCGCGGGTGACAACAATCGCATCTTCCGAGGCCGCCGGCGGACCCAACGTAGGCGCAGCGGATGGGGCCGGTACGCCAAGTTTGCGGGGCGCGGCTCCGGCAATAAGTTCTGCCTTGGGCGAATAGGACGGGAAGCGGTTGCCCGCCGTCCAGTAGTAGCGGTCGTACTTGTCGTTGACCAGCGGCCCCTTCAGGAAGTGGGCGAGGTTGTCGTCGAACGGCACCCAAAAATCCGAGGTGGAGTCTCTGAGGCGGTATGCCCGGCGGACGATGTAATCAATATCGGGGTCTTGGGTGAAGTCGTTGGCCAGCTCGGGCGAGTGCAAGCCCCGCAGTTCCCCAGAAAGCAGCAGGCAGTTTCGAGCGACGTCCGCCATGTTCTCGGGCAAGTGCTGCTGCCCGAGACGCGGGATCATCCCACCGAAGTTTCTGAGGACGATGTGGGTCATGACTGCGTAAACATCGTCTGCATTTCGGCCAAGACAGCATCGTGGTCAGGGGTGCCGTAATCTGTTGTCTCTACGACGTCTGCCACGGCGTTGAGAAGCGCCGCCAAGGCGACGTCGGGCGTCTGGGTGAACGCCGTAACCAGCGAGCCGGGGATGTTGTTCGCTATCTGCCGCAACGCTGCACTGAACTGCACGTTGGTGAGGAACTGAACCTGATCCGCTGACATCAAGCTGGGCTGGGAGATGGAGCCATTGCTGTTGACAGCCAACACGAAACTTGAGGCCGCTGTTGTAGCCCGTCCAGCCAGTGAAAGTCCACAAGCCACTGACGCTGACACTGCTCTTCCGCTTACCGTACTCCGAGAATTCAGCCATCAGGTCGGACTGGCTGTAGAGGTTTCCAGTGATGGAACCCCACTCGGCGGCAGGGACGGACAAGTCAATGGCTGCCCAGTCGCCGTTCATACGGGCGTAGGCGTCGCCATCTAGCGGGGCTTCCTCAACCAAATCGTTAAGGGTGTCAGCGAGGTTCTTGTTGTCGTCGTCGGGGTTGTAGATCGACACGAACGGGTGGCAGAGCGCCACGGTGCGACCAGTGAGGTCATTGTGCGCCCCAGTGGGGCTGCCACTGCCGCCGCTGACCAGCTCAACGGGGTCGCCCGCTTGGTTGCCCACCCACATCTTGCCATCGGTGACGTTAATGGCGAGTTCCCCGAGGCTGAGGGAGCCGCCCGGGGGCTGTTCATCGGCTACCACGGAACGATGTGACTTGATGGTGGTGATGGTCGCGTCGTCGTCACCGAATTCGCCGCCGTCGATGACGCCACCGACTGGCTGGAACCAGCCGTTCAGCGCAGAAGCGGTAAGGCGAATCTCTACGCGGGTGTCCGCATTGAAGTTTGAGGGGGTTGTGCCTTCCAGTCCCCTCTCCCCGATGGTCAGCGTGTTGGAGCCTGCACCATGGACCGTACACTTCATGATCTCGATGACGCCGTTGACGTCTTCCAGCGTCAGGTCGAACCAGTTGCCATCTTCGGCTTGGTTGACGGCGGGGAAAAGCCCGCCCGTCCCCGGTGTGACGGTCAGCTCCGTGGCAGTGCTGGAGATGCCGTCAGCGAGAAGCGTCGTGGCGTTGTTTGCAAATTGTCTGGCCATGTATTACCCCGTCACGAAATAGATAACGTCGGATTCCGGTGTCCCGGGCATGGCCGACACCACGGAAATCTTGGCACCGGCGACTTCTGTATCGCCGCCGTCCATTGTCACGCGCCGAGCAGAACTGACGCCGCAGCGCAGATCATGTTCATTCTCGCGGACGATGAAGCGGTTGGTTACGCCGCCTCCAGCGACAGCAGCGACATCCGTCACCAAGCGCGGGGCAGTGCCGTCTAGCACAGAGGCGTACTGCCAGATGCGGAAGTTATCCGCCTGATCCTTCCACGCCGTGCCAAAAGTCTGGTTTGGTTCCGTGTCCTTAAACACCAACTGCTCAAACCCGCGAAGCTGGATGTTTAACGCGCCCGTCATGGTGTCGCCGGTCTTGCTGACCTTTGCCCCTACCGCCGCATCTACCTCGGCCTGCGTGTACTTGTCGAGGTCGGTGATGTTTGCCTCGACGTGCCCGTGGCCAACGGGAGAATAGACCCCCGTGTGGTTGTGGTCGGAGCGAGCTACCGTGGTAGCTGAGCCGCTGCCGGCGAACGCCTTGTTGAACGCCGAGTTCTTCGGGCTGATGACGGGTTCGTAGACCCCTGCGTGGTTGTGCGAGGTATCTGACTTGCCGTCCAGTGCAGCCTGCAAGCCCGTGATGGCGGATAGGGGGTGAGCGTCTGCCACGCTGCGGTCAGTCAACTTGGCGTGGGTCACGGAGTCCCATGCGCCGTCTTTGCGGGCGTACTGGCTTCCGTCTATCGGCGCGTCGGGAATACCCCCGCCGCCACCCGAGTCGGTAAACGCCACGCCGTCCTCAGTGCCGTTGACCACGAGGTACTTGCCGGCCTCGCCGGTGTAATTCGCCGGGGTGTCCAGTAGCTGGATGAACTGACTGGTGCCGCCTCCTCCCGCGCCGACCGCTGAAAAAACGAACTCGGCGGGGCTAAGAGTCCCCATGGCGTCCAGCTCAAAATTGGGGTGGCTGCCTGTGGCGCGGACGTAGAAACCCACAACGTCGTTGACGTTCAGGTCACTGGCAGTGACCTCCTCCAGCGCGGAAAAAACACGCGATTCAATGCCTGCAACGGCAAAGCTGACAAACCCTGAAGTGGGACTGGCGTTCACACCGATACCGAACTCCAGCGACCCCGACTGGCCAGAGAGATTCTCTGCATAAATGCTGGTGTACAGCTTCAGTATCTTGTCGGAGACGTCTTCACCGATGGTTACGGTGCAGACCTGCACCCATGCACCAGTACCGCTGCCGGAATGAATTACAAAATCCGTTGCGTTCTGGCAAGAGAGTTGATACTCGGGTGCCGGCGGAGGTTCCCAGCCAAGAAGCGGCTCGTTGTTCGCGCCGAACCCGGAACACACAACACGACTGCCGCGCTCGGCGTTGGGGACTCCAAGGGAGACGGTTTCAGACAACAAACGGGTGTAGTTACCGTAGATGCCGACGCCGACAGCAGCCTCAAGTGACCCTAGAGCAAATTCTACGTTCGTAGTGTCCCCGGCGTTGGGGTAGGTTAGTACAAACCCGCCAAGGGGCGTGTTCTCATCGCGCTCGAACTGAATTCCAGCGCCTTGGGTGGCAGTGTTATTAACGGCATTATCAAAGGGTATTGGGGTGCCGCGATATTGGGTAAGGACGTAGGCTGCGCCCCCATCCATAATCAGATCGCCAGTCATGGAATCGCCAGTTTTGGCGACCTTGCCGTCGAGGGCGGTCTGAAGCCCCGTGACCGATCCGATGGGGTGCTGGTCGGCCGCGTCGCGGTTGGTCAGCTCCGTGTGGTCGCCCGTGCCGCCACCACTCGTAACCTCTACCCACGCAGAGTCGTTGCGGGCGTACACCCTGCCGTCGATGGGCGCATCGTCCTCGGCGGCCATCGTGCCTGCGTCGGCGATGTCGGCCAGCGTGTGGCCGTGGCCGTTCTGCGAGAAGTTGTTCAGCGCCTCCGCTGTCAGGCGCAGGGTCACGTTGTCGTTGACGGCGAAAGACAGCGCCAGCGTGTTCTCTTGGGCGCGGGTGACGGTTATGGTGTCACCTGACACGGCCGTGGCGAGAACAATCTCCAGTTTCAGACCGTCCGCCGACTCCAGCGTCAGGGTGAAGGTGTTTCCTGCGGAAGTGTCAGGCAGGCCGCTGGGGTCTGCAACACGTATCGTCGTGTCCGCATCCCCGATGGGGGCGACCAACACCGTGTTGTAGTTGTTGGAGAAGCGGTAGCTCACTAGAAGCCTCCACCGTCAATGACGTCGCCGTCTTTCTGTAGCCAGCCGTTGGGTGCGAAAATTCTAGCCATCAGCACTGCTCCGTTACAGTCACGCCCAAGCAGTCGTGGTCGCGCTGGTTGTAGGTTGTCGTGACAAGAACACCGACCCTGTATTGCTCGCCCGCCTGCCCGTCGTAGATCGTCAGCAGTACCTGTGTCTGGTCGCTGTTGAGCGTGCTGAGCGCACGCAGCGGCGGGGTCGTGTCCAGCGGGTCTATTGTCACCGCAACAGAGGACAAAAGCTCTCCGCCCTCGGTGTCGAGAAACTCTGAGTAGTCGAGAACGTACTTCTTGCTCTCAGTCGGGTGCTGGGTGACGTTGCCTAGCATCTCCTGCTCTCCTTGGGCAATTTGGTCAGGCGCGGGGCGGCAGGGACTTGGAACGTGCTAACCGTGGGGGAAACGAAAAACACCGTGTCAGTTGGCGGAACGTCGTAATACAACTGGTTGAGACGTTCCACGCAGAAGGTCTCATCGGGGTCTCCAAAGTTCCACTCGGGTGCTAGACCCTCGTACTTGAGGACGCGCTGGGCGTGAACTTCGTAGCTGTTGACAGGAAAGCTCACCAGCGGCTCCTTTCGCGGGGCAGGTTGCCCCACGGAGGAAACAGGAAGCTGCTCTCCGCGTTGGAAAACCGCCGCCTCGTGACGTCGCGGGCCTGCGCCATACCGTTGCGAAACCGCTTAGCGTGATACTGGGCGCTGAGAGGGTTTGTCCACGGCCGCTTATGCTGGCTGTGCATCCGGAACAGCGCCCCGTCAAGAATGTGGTCAAACCATGCCGTCTCGAACTCGTCAGGAACGGTGAGATTAACGATGTTGAAGTTCGGCACCATGCCGACCCACACCACCAAGCCGTCTTTCTTGTCGGCATCAGCGTCGGGAGTGGGTGAAATCTGGATCGTGCCCGGCGAGGGGCAGTACGCCCGGTTCATTCCGACGCGAGCCAGTCGCTCGTCGTCCACCAGTACGTACTCAAACCCCTTGGCGGAGTAAATTTGGTGAACCCAGAGCACGTTGCCCTCGGGCTGCGGGTTGAGGTTGTACTCGTTCTTGTCCTGCTTCAGGGCAAGTTCCACCCGCTTCAAAAATGCACCCGACTGGGTGCAGAATTCACGGATCGCGTTGCGGAGTTCGAGGTTGATGACATTATCATCAGCTCCCGGCAGCCGGGTTCGCAGGGTGTCCATCCAACCATCGAGACTAGCCACCAGCACCTCCGATCAGGTTGCCCTGCCACTTCTGGACAAATGCCATTGCCCGGCCATCCACTGCGAACTCGTCGTCCGCAAATGCTTGCCGAGCAACCATGTAATCGACAATCGACGGGAAGTACATCTCGTCAATCGGGAACGCTTTCGCCATGTCGGCAGCGGTGTCGGTGTAATAGGGGAGGTTGAAGTCCAGCCCGAGGAACAGGTCGGGGCGTAGCCGACGTGTCTCGGCCATCGCTTGGTTCAACCCTTGGATCAGGCGGGCGTCGTCAAAGCGAAACGGCGAGCGGGTGTCCTGCAACAGACGCCGCGTCTCGGTAACAGCATCAGATATCGTCCAAGCCATCGAGGTCGCCCAAGTCCAAATTGTCCACGGGAGGAGGCGGAGCGGCCTTTTTACGGGCCGCCCGCTTCTTCTTTACGGGGCCGAGAATACGCCCTCCCTCATCCACCTCGACCAAAACAGCACCGGGGTGGCTGAGGAAAGGCTCCTTGGCGGGGCGCAAAGCCCCCCAAGGCATTTTCACGGCCTGTGCCATTACGCAGCCGAGACGATGGCCTGAGTGATGGCCTGCGGCTTCGTCACCTTGCGGCCGTAGACCTGAAGGCCACGGAGGATGGTGCCGAAAGTGGACTCGCCACGCAGGGTTTCCACCTTGGACATCTGGGATGCGAAGGTGAAGCCCACGCTGTGACCGGCGAAGATGGCGAACTCGCCGGCGGCCAGCGAAGCGTGGTTGGCGTCGGGCAGCAGGTTGGACAGGTAGACCGTGAAACGGTCGATGGAACCCAGACGACCGTTACGCAGGATGCTGGAGCCGTCGCCGGTGAGGGCTGCGTCACGCAGTTCCGAACGCTTGATCATCGCAGCCATCCACGCGGGGATCACCATCCAGCGACCCGTCTCGGGGATATTCTGCTCATCCAGCACCTGACCCATACGGGTGATGACGTCGATGACTTCCGTCTCGCCAGCCTGCGGCGCACGCGGGGTGACCACGAGCGGGGAGGTGGTGACACCAAGGTCCACGTTTCCGGACTTACGGCCAGCGGTTGCACCTTTGTTGTCATCAGACGCGCCGTCGAACAGCTCGTTGTGGAGCGTCTCGGTGTCGATCTGGATTTTCATCTGCTCGGAGGCGTCGTCGGACCACATGGAGAGCTGGTCGAGGTCGGACTGCACTTCCATCACGTCGTCGAGGATCGTGTTGAAGTAGAAGCCCTTGTCGATGAGCAGTTCCACGATGTCAGCGGACGGGCGCTCGAACGCCAGTGCCTGATCGGCCTCGTAGGGGTTGATGCTGATATCCGGCTGCTGGCGGATAACCACCTTGTCACCGTAGGAGGAGATTTCACCCTCGTAGTCGGTGTTAGAGATTGCCGGGATGACCGAGGCGTCGTAGAACTTCTCGATCAGCTTGCCCGACCAGATGGTCGGGATGAAAACGCCCGTGTAGGCGGGGTTCGGACTTGCGGAGCCTGTCGGCCACGGAGTTCCGTTGACTGGATATGCCATGAAAATGTCCTCTACAAAAGGTAAGAAAAACAGCCCCGTCAGCCGGGGACTACTCTACCGGGCGTAGTGGTCGCGGCAATGAGATCGCGCTCGATAGCTTCCTTACGTGCCGGGTCGTTACGGTACACGCCCTTATGCACATCTTGGTAAAACTGCCGAATCTCCGACTCTCGCCAGACTCGCCCTGTTTCCCCTTCCTGAGTAGAAGCTGTTCCCCCTCTTGGCTTTCCGGGGGCTACCAAGGACTCCATGTTGACTGCCGGTTGCCGGGCGGCGGGTGCCGGGTCCGGCGCGGGCTGGGCTTGCTCAACAGCGCCTTTCTCTCGAAGGTAGCCCTTGAAGAACGCCAGCACGCGGTTGGCGTCGTTGGCTTCAAAGGCTTCGTGCAACAGTTCACCACGAGGGCGTCCGGCGTACATATCCGGCTCGGACAACCAGCGGTGAACAAAATCATCATCGGTGTTGATCTGTTCCCATTCAGGAACTTGCTGGTAAAGTGTAGCAAATACTTCGTCCCGGGCGGACTTGAACGACTGTTCTTCGATCGAATCTACCCGGTGCGAGAACTTCTCTTCCAGCGGTGCGACATTCTGGCGAATCAGGCGGTTGAAAAAGTCCACCGTGTCCTCGCCGTACTCGTCGATCTCTTCTTTCGTGACCAGCGGCTTGCCCTGCGGCTGGTTTACAAAGGTTTGTACGGTTTGTGGCTTGTTCTGTGTCTCGGCTGCGGCCAGCTTGCTCTGCATGATCCGCAGTTCGGCAGCCATCCGAGGTACCTCGGAGTTGTACTTGCCCTCCATCGTCTGGAAGCGGTTCTTCCAGTAATCAACCGACTCCTCCTGCTTCGGCGTCTCCTGCTTCGGCGTCTCCTGCACAGCCTCCGGCGCAGCTCCCTGCGGTTCGGGCGGCGGTGCCGTGGTCGGGGTGGGCTCGTCGGTCGCAGCCTGCGGCTCGGGGGGTTCCGGCGCGGCAGATGGGACGCTTTCGAGCGTAGACGGCTCACCAGACGGCTCGTCCGGCTTCGGGCCATAGATTTCGGCGTGAAGCTTTTCGGCGTCGGCGGCGGCTTTCGCTACTGCGCGTGATTTCGGCATTACGTTTCCCTCGTCACTTTGTTGATGGCAGCCATGATGTGACCGATAGCCCTCGCCTGCCCACGAAGCACGTCCACCTCATCCAGATGTTCGGTGTTGATGAGACGCTCGGTCGCACTCTGGCCATAATCGGCCAGTAATTCGATAAAAAGCTGGAAATCCTGCGTGTGACGAAGACGCAGGATCGCCTCTCGTTGTTCAGGGGTCGTAATCAACGGACCCTCAGCGGGTGCGAGCCCTGAAGATTCGGCGCACCCTTCGGCTCCTGTGGTTCAGGGCGTGGGCCTTTGCCGTACCAGCCCGTGAGCTGGCGTTCAGTGGCTTCCATTTCGTCGTCCTTCCCTGTAGCGATCCGCTTCATGAAAGAGTCAACGTCCTGCTCGTAACCAGTCTTGGTCCGAACAGCCTTGTCGCGCCCGGGCGTCTTGCCCCGTTTGGGGTGAGACGTCTTGGACGAGGTGGGCTTTGCCAGAAAAGTAGCCATCAGTCGATTCCCCATTCTTTGCGGGCTTTGTCGGCGTCGCGGTTGCGCCACGCCTTGCCCAGTTTGGACAGCAGCTTGCGGCCCTTGGATGAATTGCCACCGCCTGCGGCGCTACCAACGCCCGGGCGCTGGGACATGCCCTTGCCAGCGTCGTGGCGAGCTTGGCCACCGCCGCCGGTCGTCGCCGCCTTGGGTGCTTTGGGCCGGTCGATCGCCGAGCGGGTCTTGGTCGCTCGCTTGACCGGGTTGGGGTTGGCCCCCTTGATCGTCACGCTGGACGGGCCCTTGTTGCGGGACCACGACATCGTGGCCTTGCCGCCGGACGGCGTGGTCATGGAAGCCGACTTTTCCGTCACGGTGCGACTGGGCTTCGTGGACTTGGTTTCCGCCGTGGACGACCCTGAACCATACCGACGCGCTTTACCCTCTGCGGTTTTCTGCCGCATGGTCTCGGCGAGTTTGTCGCGGCTGGCTTTCGCCGCCTTCTCGGAACGCGCCTTGTAGGCTTCCCGGGACTCCCCCGGCTGCTTCAGCTTGGGGTCTCTGGGTTTTTCGGTCTTGTCCTTCTGACCATACCCGATTCGTGCTCCTGCTCCTCTAGCCATCACTCACCTCACTTGTCGTAGTTCGTCTTGGAACCCGACGGAGATGGGTTCAGCGTGACCCCGGCACCGTTGACGCCAAGGTATTTCCGGTTTGCCTCTTTCGCACTCGCGGTGCGGTCGGAGACGGGGAGCTTGGACTGACTGCCGGACTTGGCAGCGCGTGTAACGCCGCCTTTCCCGAGGCCGGACACACACTCACCACCCATGTGCCCGGTATTTTCCCCCGTGCGAGAGTCATTCTTCAGGAACGACTTGCGGTCTTTCTCGGAGGGTGCGGCCGATGCGATCCGCATCCTCTGTCCGCCTTTTGCGTAACTTTTCATGAGATGTCTCCACTTTTTTTGCTGTATTACCCCGGCTGGGGCCCACCACCGGCTTGCCGTGCGACGGCTGTCGGTGTTCTCGTTCTGGCAGCGTTGTCGGTGGCGCGTTCAGGCGCACCCGCACCGGGTCCGGCCATGCCGGGCGGCTGGTTTCCTTGGGCCTGAGCGGCTGCCTGCTGCTGGGCTGCCATTTCGTGCTGTTGTGCCATGAGCTGCTGCTCGCTTGGCACGATATCGTCTCCCGGCATTCCGAGGTCGTCGGCGATTGCCTTCAGAACCTTGGCTCGCCCGGAGATTCCAACGATTTGTTGGTCGATTGGGTTGTTGGTGAGGGAGAGGAACTCCAGTTTCCGCATCCGCTCGGTCTCGCGCTGCATGGCGACCGAGACGCCTTTCACGCGGATTTTCTCATCCCCCCGGAACAGCCCGGTGGTGTCCGTGAGCATGACCATGTGGTACAAATCCTGAAGCAGCGGCTCCATGACATCGCGGTCGATGCTGGCCGCCACGTTCTGCAACACCTTGCTGGCGTTGTTCATCAGCATGCTCAGGCCCGAGGCGGTACTGGCCGCCCCGCCCACTTTTTCACTCCCGGTGATGTAGCGGGGGATGGCCGACACCTCGTCGGCGATGTCAGACATTTTCTGGAAGACGGCCATCAACTCCTGCGAATTGGAGCTGGGCTGGAAGAAGTCGATCGGTTTCTCGTTGCGGCTGGACGACCCCAGCGGGTCATTGGTGTAGCGCCAGCGTTTCCACGGGTAGAGGCGGTCGGAGTCCATCGTGGGCGAGATGCGATCCTCGTTGATCATCACCTGCGGCCCGGACGCGATCGACATGTTGTTGACCAGCGACCGGAACGCCGCGTTGCCCACCTCTTGCACGTCGGCAATGATGTCCGGCACGCCACTGCCGTAGAGGCTGCCCGGGACTTTCTCGAAACTGGTGAAGTAGTACCCGGTCTTCTTTTTCGGGTTGGGGTTCAACTGGACCTTGATGACGTAGCGGCCGATGAGCCAGACCACCACGGAGAACTCGCGCACGGGGTCGGGGATTTGATCTTCAGTGAAGCCGAAGTCCAGCAGGAGGGAGCCCTGCACCGTGCCGTGAAACTCCAGCCCGTCAATGACCCCCTCTTGGTTGCGGGCGGGGTCTTCCCGCTTCTCCATGTCGGCCCGCTCGGCGTCGGTCGGGTCCAGATGCTCGTGGTGGCCGGTGGAGTAGTCCTCCAGCACGCGGCGTATCGCGTCCTCGTCGTACCCCGGGACGCCTATCAGCGCGTCGAGGTCCGCCCGCTTGAACCGCACCCGCTCCAGAACTTCTACGTCTTCCGGGTCATTGGCCCCCGGCGAGAACATCACGTCGAACGGTGATACCCGGTGCCAGAACATCCTCGGCACCTGCTGCACGTCCATGGCCCCCTCCACCCACTTCACCTCGGTGGAGTTCTGCACCACCGGACCCTTGATGCACGCGAACGGAAATATGGGGAGGTCCATCAGGAACTCGGTGAAGGCGGAGTAGAACCCACCCTCGGTAAGCAGGTCGTCGAGTTTCTCGCCCGCTTTGCTGGCGTGGTCCGCCGCCCGCTTCTGCGCCGCCGTCATGGCCGCGTCTATCAACTGCCTGCGGCGGGCCTCCAGCGCCTCGGGCGGCACGGGCTGCCCTGTCTGCTGGAGCGTCTGGACCTCGGTGTTCACCAGCATGTCCACGTTGCCCACGATGTCCTCGGGCAACTCCGGCACGGGCGTGGGGGCAACCTCCCACGTCTTGTCCGGCCCCACGTACACGTCGCGCAACAGGGCGGTCGCGCCCCGGCACTTGATGGAAGTCATGCGGGCGAAGACCTCGCTCCCCCCGAACTGGCGTATCTCGTTGAGCTTCTTCGCCCCGTACTGCCCCTTGTAGGAACGCAGCGCGAACAGATACCTGTCGTTCAGTTTCTCGGCCGAGCGGTGGTTGCGGAACTGCTCGAATTTCTTGCGTACAAACGCGGCCAGCGGCGACGCCCACTCCGCCTCCTCGGCACTGCGAACCTCCTCAGCAGCGGCCATTTCCTGCTGATCGCGTTGCGCCAGTTCGTCGGGCCCTACAACCTTGAGGAAGCCACTTGCCATAGACGGATCAACCGAAGTCTGTAATTATTATGCCGAAGTGTGGCTAATCAGTCGGTTAGTGTCAACATGAACGAAATGCTTGAGCAACTTCTCGCAACCAAGCCCTTGGGGCTGGATGCGTTCTCGGCCCAGCTCGCCACGGAACTGGCCATGCAACTGGAGCCCCCGCTGGAGATATTCCAGCGTTTCGGCGTCAACGAGGAACAGGCCAAAGTGCTGCTCCAGCAGCCGAATTTCCAGAAAATGGTCAAGGAGGCCGCCGCTGAGTGGGCCAAGGTGGACAACGCCGAGTCCCGCATCCAGTACAAGGCCAAGCTGGCACTGGAGGAAATGCTCCCGAGCATCGCCAACATGGCCATGGACGACGACACCCCGGCCGCCGCCCGCAACGAGTCGGCGAAACTCTTCAAGTCCCTTGCCCGCGTGGGCGAGGCCGAGGCGGCAGGCGGCACCGGCGGCAACGGTTTCCGCATCATCTTCAACTTCAACAACGCCCCGGACAAGAGCATCACCGTCGAGGGCGGCCACGAGCCGGTCGAAGAAGAAGACGCCGCCTGATGGACCTCAAATACACGCCACCCCCGACACTGGAAGATTTCCACCTCTCCGACGATTTCTGCCGTTTCGTCATCGGCCCACTGGGTTCCGGCAAAACCTTCAGCATGATCATGGAACTCATGCGGCGAGCCTTTGCCCAGCAACCTGACGTCAACGGCGTGCGCTGGACCCGCTGGGCGGTCATCCGTAACACGCTCCCCCAGCTAAAACAGACCGTCCTGCCCGATATCCAGCAAGTTCTGCGCCCCATCGTCCGCTTCAAGGTCGCAGAGAGCACCATATATATTAATGAGTCCCTCGATGACGGCACCAAGCTGAAGGTCGAGATTCTCCTGATGCCCATCGAGACCAAGGAAGACCAGCGCCGCCTGCTGTCGCTCCAGTTGACCGGGGCGTGGCTCGCGGAATTCAGGGAGCTGAACTACGACACCGTGGCCGCCGTCATGGGCCGCGTGGGCCGTTTCCCCTCCAAGGCCGTCGGCGGCTGTACGTGGGAGGGGGTCTTCGGCGAGTCGAACCCCTTCTCGGACGGCTCCGACTGGCACGAGCACCTCGTGCTGAACCTGCCCAACGGGTGGAGTTTCTGGCAGCAGCCGGGTGGGCTGGATGACGAGGCCGAGAACCGGGAGAACCTGCCGGACGACTACTACGAGCGCCTGATGGATGGCCACTCCGAGGAATGGATCAAGGTCCACGTCCACGGCAAATTCGGCGATGACCTCTCCGGTCAGGCCGTCTTCAACAAGACGTTCATCCCCGGGTTCCACCTCGTCAAGGGCATCGAACCGCAGACCGAGCGCCCCTTGCTGCTCGGCGCGGACTGGGGCCGGACCCCGGCAGCCCTCATCGGGCAGGTAGACAACTACGGCCGCCTCAACATTTTCAAGGAAGTCACCGCCGTCGATGTGGGCGTGGAGCAATTCGCCGCGCGCTACCTGACGCCAGAGTTGCTCACGCAGCGATTTCTGGGACTGTCCCACCACCTCATCGGCGACCCGGCAGGACGCAGCAAGGGCCAGATGGGCGAGGAATCCATCTTCGACATCCTGTTCCGCGAGGGTTTCTCGGCCGTCCCGGCACCGACCAACGACATCGACCCCCGGCTCCGCGCCGTGGAGCGCCTGTTCCTCCGGCAGATAGACGGCGGTCCGGCAATCCGCATCGACCCCGACGGGTGCCCCATGCTGGTCCGGGCGCTCGGGCACGAGTACAAGTACCGCCGGAAGAAAACCGGCGACATCGAAGAACTCCCCTCCAAGACCCACCCGTGGTCTGATCTGGCCGACGCCCTCCAGTACCTGTGCTTGGGCATGGACTCCGCCGCGCTCGGGCGGGTCATGCGCGGCAGGCCGAAGTGGGACGTCCAAGCGCCCCCCTCGGCAGCAGGGTGGACCTAGGCCGCCTGCTTGGCGCGACTGCGCTCCACCAACTTCATGTAAAGCTCAACGGCACGCCGTAACTCCTCGGCGTACGTGGTGCTGTTGCGGCTCATCCTCTCCCGCAAGAACCTGTCCTGCTTGGCGTTCAGATAAGCGTTGATCCGAACCTTCTTCGAGTGTGCGCCCATGGCGTGATCTCCAGCGATGTGTGAGGGACGACGGAAATTATACGTCAGTTCTCTGTATAGTTCAAAAATCGCCTTGGGCTATGTGGGCGGGCCCTGAAGGGGGGCCCCAACCCCCGCCCACGCAGACGCCTACCCCCCACCCCCCTGCCCCTCATTAAGAAGTGAGGGTCATACAAGACCTTTGTAAACCAATCAACCATGGAGCAACGATGAAGTATTCACCCAAACACGCGGCCCACATTGCCCACGTCGCGGAACAGAATCGGAAGCAACGCGAGCGCGAGATGTACGACGTAGCGGCGCGGATGCTGGAGGAAAAGCGGGAACGTCAAAGCATCATCGGACTGCGCATCATGCGCGTCATCGGCCGATAGGCCAGCCATACAAGACCTTTGTAAAACCAATCGGAGAACATCATGGAAAAGAAAATCATCAGCAACGTCGTCACCTCCATCAATGCCGCGTACGATGCAGCGGCGGCGGCCGGTGGGCACAAGCTCACGGCGGTATGCGAAGCCATCACCAGCAACAAAGCCAACGAATGGGAAGAGAAAGAGCAGACCGAATTGCTTGAGCAGTTTCCCGTCGGCCCGCGTCGCTCGGAAGTAAGCGTGCTAATCGTCACCGCACCAATGCACCCGCAAGTTGACCGCGACGTACGCGCCAAGAACAAGGCACTGCAAGATGCGCGGCAGGCAGCGACGAAGGAGGAGCGCAAGAACCTCCAGCCCCCTGTCAACTTCGCAAATGCTGCCTTGGCAGTGCACCGCGAGCTGAAGAAGGCGGGCGTGAAGCGATACGCGAAGAAGTTCGTAGAGGATTACTACACTGAATCCGCGAAGAAATTTCAGAAGCAACGCGCCCACGCAGCAGCAGTGGCGGTTGATCCACGCGAGAAGATCAAGAAAACCATGGAGGGATTCACCGACTGGACTGGCTACGATGCAGTGATGGCGGCCATTGATGCGATGGTCGCGCCGCCGAAGAAAACAAGGGCGGCCGAGCCAGCGCCCCCGATGGAGATCACGCCCGATAACGTGGGCGATCTCCTGAAGGGCTGGAGCGATGAACAGAAGCAGGCACTGCTCGCCGGCCTGATCCTGAAGAAGTAACAACCCCCCCGGCTCGCCTCACGGCGGGTCGGGGTTTTTCTGTTTTTGAGAGTGAACTCCTCAGTGTTGACGCTGAGGGGGGAGGAGAGTGGGAGGGGTGGGGGACGTGGGCTGCGTGGGCTGTGCCCACGCGCAGATCATGACCGCGCGCATAGCTATTATCCTGTGCGTGCTGGCTGGTGCTAACACTGAGGAGCGAGAAGCACGTTTTAGTACCCCAACAGCAGGGGGTGGAGGGTGTGAAACATGCTCCTCAGCGTCGGGCCGGCAGGAGTGAGGGAGCCAGTATCAAAAACACGCTCCACGCTTAAAAAGAAAACCGTTTTTGAGTATGCTTTTTGAGATCGGCAGCAGCAGCGTAAGTGATTGATTGTGCGGTCTTTTCTTTCTTCACCTACCTACTAACTCTTTTGTTGTTAAATTTATTTATATATATCGCCAGATAATTTTTTATCACTGCTCAGTGTTGACACTGTGTGGCCCTGTGGCCCTTAACCCACCCCGCCCAAAAAAAATTACTTTGCGGAAAAAAGGATTTTTTGAGAGAGAAGCGGTTTTTCCTTTGTATTACGCCCACTTAGCCCGCTTAGTTAAAATAAGAGTTGAGCTTTATTTTTGATACTGAAGCCACAAAAAGGAGCGTGGAAACTCATTTACCCTTACGCATCAAGCACTTACGCAAAACCCGTTTTTAAGACTGGCTCCTCAGTGCTGACACTGAGGAGTGCCCTACAAAACCTTTGTAAAAGGAGAGTGAAGCATGGCTGTTATGAAAACAAACTACTGGTCGCTCGAAGAAGTTACCCTGATGTTGAGACTGTGGAGTACAGGGCTGCCTATCTCTCGATTCTGCCGTCTGGTTGCCAAGCACGACGACGGGCAAATTTATCGTCGCCTGTACACAGACGTCAGCGGCAAGCTGCGCGAGCTGTCTACCCATAGTTCGCCAGAACTCAGGCGCATGTATGACGAAGCCCACAAGGCCCGCGAGGCAAACATCCTGATCTTGCATGACGTTACTAACGACGGACACCCGCGTCTCGTTGAACTCAAGCGTCGCATCGACCGCGAGCTTGCCGCCGCCGACAGCACCGTCCTGCCGGTGCCGGATAAAGCAGACCCGCGCCTGCGCCCGCTCCGCCCACCCAAACCGAAGCTCGGCAAACCAGTAAAGTTCTGGCTTTCGCCCGAAGCGAAGGACAGGCTGGACTGGCTGCTCAAAAACGACCCATCCCGCACCTCGGGAGAGATTATCGAAGCGGGGCTGAACTGCCTCTACAAAACCTTTGTAAAAGGAGAGTGAACCATGACACCGACCGACATCTTTGCAGCCATCAGCGCGTGCCAGTACATGTACGAGCGCACAGGCGATTCCCGCTGGCTCTTCGAACTCGCGGCCCTGCGCCGCCGGGGCCTTGTGGGCTTCGTTATACGCGCGCCCTTGCCGACGCCCACACCGCAACGAGTAACATAGACACCACCCTACAGGAGTTACACGATGACCAACCCTGATGTTGTATTCGAACTCGGCTCGATTTTGCGTATGAGCCTCCTCACCACCTACAACCTCGCCCACATCCGCGCTGCCGGTGGTGCCGACTGCCTCTTCTGCTCTTCCGAAGTGCGGCCGGGAGACATCACCGAGACCATAGACGAGGGCAACACCGCTGTCTGCCCCCGGTGCCGCGTGGATGGGCTCGTCCCCCACAACGCCGACCTCTCTGGCATGCTCTCCCGCCAGTAACCCCCTAGCCCCCTAGGGGGCTCTTTGCGTTCGCGCAGGCGCTGCGCCTGTCAGTTCACCGTGCGGGAGCTATGCCCCTGTGCGACCTAGGGCTCGCCGCGCTTTGCGTCATCGCAAGGCGAGCCCGTGTAATAAATGACCGCGCGCCATTATCCAGCCACAACCAGCCATACAAAGTCTTGTAAGGAGACCAACCATGTCCGTTTCACCCCTTGAAGACCTGATAGGCAATACGCCCAACTTGCACAACCCCGAACTCTGGGACATACACGCCATGGAGAACCTGCTGGCGTGGTGCTACATGCTCTGGGCCGACCCGACTAACCGGTTCGACTTCTACGTAATCGACGGCGACCCGGACTACAGTGCCGAGGCTCCCCTCCCCCGCGAGGCCGAGTGGGCGTTGGCTTTGCCGCTTGGCTCCCACAACGCCCTCCAAGCGGAGAGGATGCTGGACGCCTGCGGGTTCTCTTCCAGACCCAGCCCAGACATTTATTGGAAACCGTTCTCGTCGCCGGGGGAGATGCCGTCCCGCCTGTCGGTGGCGTGCCGGGGGGCCTCGTCGCTGCTTATCGACACCGGCACCCTGATGGAAGCCATAGACCGCTACAACGACATGACCAACGAGGAAAGACCATGACCCGGGACAAAGACTTCGAGTATCACTGGATGACACGCCTGCGGGCGACATCGCAGAGGGAGTCGTTCCAGCATAACGAGTACGGCAGGGACATGGCGCAAGCGTTCTGCGCCCACAACGTGGAGAAGTGGAACATAAAGGCCATGAAAACCCTCTTCGGGTGGGGGAGCATGTTGATGCTGCACCCCGACTTTATCACCGACGAGGAAATCGACTACTTCAACTTTCACCTGATGATCCCCGCTAACCCGCCACGTCCGGAGCTGGGCACAGGACAGAAACTGGTGCTCGCAACGGGGTTGCCGCGCGATGATGCCAACCAGTTCTATGGGCTGCTACCTCTCAACAGGCCCCTGCACTATGACCTGAACTTCGTGGTGGCGGACTTTTCCCGCGCCCTGCTGGGCCCTTCAACGCTGAGTCTGGACCTGTACCTGTTGCAGGGGACGATCTACTGGTACGAGCACTTTTATCGGTCCCCCGGTAAAAACTGAACCCGACGTTTCTTACGAACGCCTCCCAAGCTCGGCGTTTGATACAAACCTTTGTAAAGGAGAACAAGCAATGAGATACCGCATCACCATCGAGACAGACAACTACGACGTCACCAACATCCTGAACAGCATCACCCCCGGAGATCATATCCGGGTGGAGGTGCTGGAAGACGTTGCCCCTGTGGCCCCGCCCACGACGCCCACCCTCCGCAGCAAGCGGTACGGCAAGCAGCAGAGGTGGGATACCAAGCAGGACGCCAAGCTGCTGAAGATGAAAGCCCAAGGCAAGTCCACGGCGGATATCGCCGTGGCGATGGGTCGCACCGTTGCCAGCGTCCAATCCCGCACCACTAAACTCAACAAGAGGAACAAGTGATGGCAATACTCACCGAAAACATGGTCAACATGCTGCAACGCATCTATGCCGACGGGAACATCCCGTTGCTGGAGGCCCACCTCGGCACCCTCTCGGCACTGATGGCACGCAACCTCGTGGAGATTATCTCGCCCACCAAGCGCAACAAGCACTACTACGTGACGCTGACCCGCGTTGGTGTGCAGCTTGCGCCTGAAGCGGACGACCTCATCAACGGTCCCAGCTATTGGGACACCATCCACGACCTGTCGCCGGTCAAGAAGCAGGAGAGAAAGCAGAAATGATTACGCTGATCGAAGACGGCGGCTACAGGCTGGCGATGTGTGCCAAGCCTCGAAGGCTCGGTGAAGGTTCCTATCACAGACCTTCGCTTCACCTCTACATGATGCGAGAGGGTGAAAACATTACGCCCCATTGGTTCGAGGTGAACCCCAACCGGATGTGCCACGAGTATCAGCGGCAAGTAAACCGTTTGATGAAACTGATGAAGGAGCAGCAGAAATGAAAGCACCCCTACTGGCAATCGCGCTATCGGCAATCGGCTTGATGTTCGTGCAGTCGGCTCGTGCCCACGACGTGGACATCGACACTTGGACGACTGACTCGGGGTGGGAGTTTCGCTCCGGGGAGGTCAACGGCGAGGAGTTCGAATCTACCCGCTATCCCCTTGGCGACACCTTCGAGTTCGAGGATGGCACCGTGGGCGGCAAGCCGTTCTCCTGCACCACCACGCACATCGGCTCATACAGCTATACGGAGTGTGACTGATGATTCCTAGAGACTTTGTAGAGACAAACCTGAAGAAAGCGAAAGGGGCTTTCTTCTTCGGGGTGCCCATCGAAAAGATGACGCGCGAAGAGCTTATCGCCTGTGCTGTTGCCGGGTGGATCGGACAGGAGGAACAGCGAACAGAGCACGCACAAGAGATGGAATTTATGACTAACCTGCGGAGGTAACGACATGGGTACAAACTATTACTGGCACCAACCGAAATGCCCGCACTGCGGTGTCGGGGCTGAGCCCAAGCACATCGGCAAGCGGTTTGCGGCAGGCACAAAAACGGGAACTGCGTTCTACCTGCACATCTATCCCGACGACGATATCCGCACGCCGCAGGACTGGTACGTCCTGATTGATGCTGCGGGCACCGAAGTCCGTAACGAGTACGGGAGACTTGTCACCCGTGCGGAGATGCGGTCGATCATTGGCAAGAACTGGATCGCAAAGAAAGGAGACTTCTGTTGATCGAACATCCCGTGCCCGGTGACTTCGTGTCTTGGACTGGCTCCACGGGGGAACAGCACGCTGGTGTGCTGGTTGCATGGACGCAGCGCGGTCATAAGCCGGTCGTCCGCCGCTGGCTCAAGACCAAGAAAAAGTTCGGCCCACCCGTCACCGTTGGCGAGGTGGAGTATATAAACCCGCAACTGAGGAGAAAGACAAATGTCGATTGAACATTTTGAAAAGCTGGTGAACATAGCCCACCTTGTCAGCCCCGAAGCTGGCGTCCCGGTGGAGTATGTCGATGCAGAGCACGCACAGTTCCACGTCAATGGCTGTGCTGTTCCTTTATTGATCTGTGGTGACATCGCCTGTGAGCCCGTAACGGTTCGCACCAAGACCATAACGGGTGAGCGCACGTCTCCGGGGTTTCGGGTGTTTCGCATCTCCCCCGGAGGTGACGAAGGGCGCGTTTACACCACGACCCAGAGCATTGGCACGGCACTGTCTCGACTGCTGCACGATGGATGGCAGCAGAAGCTGGACCACATCATCGACGTCAAGTGGAACGTCGTTGATATGGAAGAAGAAGCATCCGTCCGTGTTGTGGACGGCAACGCATACAAACCTTTGTAAGACCAACCTCAACTAGGAGAACTATCATGCGTATGAACCAACTCCCTATGCTCCTCACCGCTGCATGGCAGGACCAGATCGCTGTGGATATCTATGGTCCTCCCGGTGTTGGCAAGTCCGAGGGCGTCATCCAGTGGGCCCAGCAGATGGCGCGGATGACCGGCAAACCGTTCGGGGTTATCACCGAGCACCTCTCCACCATGGAGTCCATCGACGTGCGAGGTATCCCGGTTATCGTGGACGAAGTTCAGCCTGACGGCACCGTGGCGAAACGGGCGACGTTCTCCAAGTCGCCGCTGATGCCGTCTGCCGAGCTGTTCCCCGAGGGCATACCGGACCAAGGCGTCGTGTTCCTCGACGAGTACCGGCAGGCACCCATCGACGTCATCAAGCCCGCAGCGCGGTTCAAGCTGGAGCGTCGCATCGGCAACTCCAGTCTCGACGACTACGGGCACTGGTTCGTCATCACTGCCAGTAACCGCACCAGCGACAAGTCCGGTGCCAACAAGGGGCTGGCGATGGATATCAACCGTGCGATACAGGTTGATATCGAGCCGCACCTCAAGTCGTGGTTGCAGTGGGCGGAGAATCAGGACATTCACCCGCTTACCGTGTCGTACGCCCAGTCTCATCCGGGCAAGGTGTTCCTTGACGAGGTGCCGGACAAGGAAGGCGCGTTCGCTACGCCTCGCACGCTGGTGATGGCGGACAAGTTCATCCGTCGCTTTCCCGGCAACGATGGCATGGTACTAAATTTCTTTGAGGACGATGACTTCCGCTCCGGCGTGGTCATGGCCGGGCTGGCTGGACTGCTCGGTTCGGTCGGCGTAGAGTTCCGCGCCCACTGCGCCATCGCGCACGAGCTGCCCACGCTGGAAGAAGTAGTGAAAGACCCGACGTCTGCCAAGATGCCGGAACGGATGGATGCCAAGTATGCGATCTCGCAGATGCTGGCGTTCCAGATCAAGCCGGAGACAGCAGTGCCGGTATTCACCTACATCACCCGCATCCCCAACGAGGAGTTGCAGGTGGCGTCGCTGCGTCAGGCAATGAAGCGGGCACCGACCATCGGGTCGCACCCGCAGTTCCTGAAGTGGGTGGAGAAAAACAGTTCGCTCCTGCTGACTGTTGCCCAAGCTGCATGACCTCCGCGCTCAGGGAGGCAGCGGCGTTCATCTTCATGAGTTTCGAGGAGGTCGAGTGGGTAGATGCTTTCAGGAGTGAGGGCACAAGCCCTCACTTTTACCAGACTGCAAACCCTCACCACATCGCCCACGTACTGAAACTGTTCAAGGCTTCGTCTCTCGTGTCCAACTGGCTTATCCACGCGAACGATGAGGCGTTGCCGGGCAGGAAATACCTGTATGCGAAACTCGTGGTAGACGTCGCCTCCAACGAAACAGGCAAGCGTGAGTTCACCGCTATTCTGGCAATGACGTATCGACCGAAAGATACCGACGTGCTGGTGGTGTACCCGGACACGCTTAATTTATTACTCGAAAGTGAGGAGAAAACCAATGAGTGAACCGGGAGAGGTGGGGCCCGTGCGGGCCCTTGCCGTGTACCTGTTCGTGTGTGCAGATAAGGTCAACGGCAACATGGCGTACCTGCAATACTTCAGGACGAGGCACGAAGCCCACATCGCCCACATCAAAACGCTGCTGGACGCTGTGGGTGTGAAGTTTGCATCGCCCAGCACATGGGTCACGGTGTATCGGTTAGATATCGGCTCCCCTAGGAACAAGTTCATACTGGCGAAACTCCATAAAGAACGGGGCGGAGGTGAAACGCTGTACGTGTACAAGAACGTACTGGATTTTTTACTCAAAAAAGAGGAAGAAACAAATGAACGAAGCTCTCAACATAGGGTTTGAAGACATCAAGAAAGTAGCATCCCCGCGTGAGGTTGCGGTGCTCATGCAGTTCACGTCACACACATGGCGGGCGGAGGTCAACTCCAAGCGAGTGCTGCTGGAGATCGCCAAGATGCACGGGGCCAAGCGGCTGGACATTGGCAAGGCCAGCCTGTTCCTGCTCCCCGGTGCGGACAAGGAGTACCAAGAAGCCCACGCCGCTTTGCGCGTGGCGTACGAGAACCACACCCGCCTCACCCGGCAGTGGCCGGAGAAGGGCATGGGGCTCATCGTCAACAACCTGATCCCTGAGTATTTCGATGTGCAGGGCAAGCAGCTTGGCAAGGTGCGGAGTGCGGCACAACGGTTTCAGGACGCCTACCCGGCAGCCGTGGAACGGGCGAAGGATAACCTCGGGTCGCTGGTTGACTACGTGGTGTATCCCGAAGCCGAAACCATTGCTGACCGGTTTGGGTTCAACGTGAAGCCTTGGCCTATCCCCGACAGCAACGACTTCATCTACCTGCCTGAGAACTTTCAGGAGGCGTTCGGCAAGAACGTCTCTTCGATCGTGCAGTCGCAGTTCGATGAGGTGGTCAGGGTGACGTGGCATGACCTCAAGGAGAAGCTGGAGAAGATTCACGAATCTCTGGCCGACGCCGACAAGGCTGTCTACGACTCCCACTACGACCACCTGCGTGACGTGCTGAAGATCATCAAGCACATGAACGTGACGCACAACCCCGAGTTCGACGCCATCATCACCGAGATCGAGCAGACCTTCGGTGGGATCGACAAGGACGGGGCCAAGGCCAGTCGAGGTGCGTTCGCTGAGAAGGCGAACAACTTGGTGGGCCGCATGTTCGAAGCAGGACTCGCAACCGAGGAGTAATTACAAACCTTTGTAAAGCCACAGGGACGTGGCGAAGGAGAAACCATGTCTGCAAGAGCCAAACTCGTATCGTTTCTGTTCGTCATGTTCGGCGAAGACGAACGCAGAACCATGTACTCATACACTGTATCCAACACCGACCCGCGCTACCCGGCAGTGCTGGACTTTCTGAAAAACATGGAGTGTCTGGAACTGCGCCCCGACACCATGGGGCTGCCGGACTTCTTCCTGAAAGAAAAGTACCACCACCTGATGGACCGGAGTGAACCCGATTACAAGCAGGAGCTTATCGCTTGTGCTGGATCATCCGCCGATATCTCGGAGTTGCTGCCTACGGGTGAGTCATTCTCCCTGTCCATCTACCCGCTCGACGTGCCGGAGGAGGTGCCATGAAGCAAGGAGATTTACTGGCGTACCTGTGGATGACCGGGAAAGTAACCAGTCCACCCAAGCCACACTACGTAATAAGCGAAGATGACCCGGAGTTTGCCATACTTATAGACCTGCTCAAATCAACTGAGTACCTCCACGAAAAACCCCCATATCACGGGGTGTCTCGTGTATGGCGGGGGCGAGGAGGTCTACTAGGCCGCTACCTGACCGTCGCATTTGTTCCGTCTATTGGAGGTCTGTGCATCAACATTGATGAGTTAGCTGCCGTAGCAAGGGTTCACCAAAACAAGAGGCGCGAGGAGGTGCCATGAAGCAAGGAGATTTACTGGCGTACCTGTGGATGACGGGCCGGATAGAGCAAGGCACTGCGGTGAGACCGTTTTACCGCGTAATGCCTGACGACCCGGAGTTCGATGTACTCATCACCCTGCTGGACGAGGCTGAGTACCTCAAGAAAAACATCTATGGCGGCTTTGCCTGTTCGTGGGACTCGAAGGGGCTTGATAACGTCTACCGCACGGCTGCTTTCGTCGAAACCGAAAAGAGCATGGTTCTCAACGTGCATAGCGTGATCCGCATAGCGGCTCACCATAGCAACTACTCAACTGAAAACAGGAGGCACAATGAAACACCAACAAATGACTGAGGCCGTCACGGCTTTGATGGCATACGCCCCCTTCTTCTCGTCGCTCTACTACGACAAGATGAAGCTGGCCTATGCCGACTACATCCCCACGCTGGCGACCGACGGTTATCGCCTGCTCGTCAACCGGGAATACTTCGACACACTCACGGTGCAGGAACGGGTGTTTGCCCTGTGTCACGAGATCGGCCACGCCATGTTCATGCACATCCCCCGCAGCAAGTTCTACAAAGACGCCGGGTTCGACGGCAGGGACTTCAGTCCGTTCATTTGGAACGTGGCGGGCGACTTGGTGATCAACCCCACCCTCATCTCCGCCAAGATCGGCAGGATCAAGGAAGGCTGGCTGCTGGACAAGAAGTACAACGACACATGGCTGGTAGATGACGTGTACCGCGATCTGCTCAAGCGTTACCCACCACCCCCACAAAGCAGCCAAGCAGGCTCTGGCGAGGGCTCAGGGAGCGGCGAGGATGGCGACGGAGGAGGCGAGGGCGGGGGCGAGGCAGGGGAGAACGACGAAACCCCCGTCACGGCCCGGGAGAAGGCCGTAGCGGAGGGCGTAGGCATCCCCCACGACACCCACATCACCTCCGGGGAGACCCCGGCGCAGGCGTCAGATGAGGAGGGCTGGAAGCAGGCCGTGGCTGCTGCCGCTGCCAACGCCAAGGCCATCGGCAACCTGCCCGGGTCACTGGAGCGGTTCGTCGAGCAGTTTCTCGAACCGCAGATCACATGGAAGGAGAAGCTCCGCCACGCCGTCAACAACGCCATCTCCTACGAGTCCACCTCGTGGCGCAAGGTCAACCGTCGGGCCATGCACCAGTACAGCATCGTCCTCCCCGGCCACACTGGCTACGGGGCGGGCGTTGTCGTGGTTGCAGTGGACACTTCGGGTTCGATCGGCACGGACGAGCTGGCGGCGTTTGCCGGCGAGATGCAGTCCATCCTCACCGACACGGTGCCGGAGCGGCTTATCGCCATGCCCTGCGACGCCCGGGTGTACGACGAGGCGGAGCTGACCACGGCGGGTGATCTGGAGCACTTCTTCCAGCACAAGCTCAAGGGCGGTGGCGGCACCAGCTTCGTGCCGGTGTTCGAGTGGCTGGACGAGGAGAATATCCGGCCTGACGCGCTGATCTACCTCACCGACATGTATGGCTCATTCCCTGAGTCTCCGCCTCCGTACCCTGTCATCTGGGTGTCCACCACCGACGTGTCGGAGGCACCGTTTGGCGAGGTTCTCAATATAACAATCTAGTATGTGGTGGGCCTTACAAAGGTTTGTATGGCCCACCTCTCTCAACTGAAAAGGAGATATATCATGGCATCCATAGCCATCACGCAAAAACTTGAAAGACAGATCATTGACGCAACTGATAAACTTATAAAACGGCGAATGTATATGATCCAGAACATGCCGCTATGCGACGAGAAAACATTTATGGAGGCTATCATTCCGCCGGAAATTTATAAGATGGCGGAGGAGCTGAAAGAATGTTGGCCGAACAAAAACCGCCAGCCGATGGAAGAGACGAGAGATTTTCCGTGGAGACTGGAAGACTGGGATGTTTCAAGCAAGGAGGGTGCCCACAAGGTGTGGGGCATGTTCCGGGCCAACCGCATGTACTTTTCTGGCGGTGGCCCTTACGTAGGGTTGTGGGGTGCTCACAACGAGTGCTACGTCATACACAGGGACCACCCACTATATCCAGAAGCTAGGGCGTGGCTGGAAGCCTGCGAGAGAGAGTACACGGAAGGAGAGTTTGTCAGAGGCATTATAGGAGACTTGCTGTTCGTATGCCGCACTGTCGGGCACCTGCGCCTGATGTGGCCGGACAGCATAAGTATTCTACCGCAAGACGTGGTGTCCAAACTCGGCCCTACGGTCGCGCGGTCACTGCCCGAGCCCGGACTGAACTTCTCTGAAGACGGTGCGGAAAAATACATAGAGAAGCGTACAAAGATTTTGTATGCCATCAAGGCCGTGTCCAACTGGCTGGCTTTTTCTGCTGTTCTCGGAGATCAGGAGCCTCCGGGCCAGCACCAGTTTAGAAACTCTTGAGTTATACATCTACCCTCTGTATAATGGAGAAGCTATGAAACCGCTTACTATAGACTTCGAGACATACTATTCTCGGGATTATAGCCTTCGCGTGATGACCACGGAGGAATACATTCGTGGCGACGAGTTCGAGGCTATCATGCTCGGGTATAAATTTGGCGACGAGCCAACACAGGTCGTCTACCGGGACGACATTCCGGCGTTCCTTGACGGGGTTGACTGGGCAAACACAGCCCTCGTCGCTTACAACACCGCGTTCGACGCTGCGATACTGAACTGGCGGTACGGGCACCGGCCGGCGCTGTATGTGGACACCATGTCCATGGCCCGGCCGGTGCTGTACCCGTTCACCGGCTCGGTGGCGCTGAAGAAGGTCGTGGAGGCGCTGGGCCTCGGGGAGAAGGGCACGGAGGTGGAGGATGCCCTGAACATGAACTACGACGACTTTTCGCCGGACGCCCTCCTCCGCTATGCCGGGTACTGCTCGAACGACGTCGAGATCACCTACAACGTCTACAAGATGCTGGTGCGCCTGACGCCACCCGACGAGCTGCGGTTGATCCACGAGATCATCCGCATGTACGTGGAACCGGTGCTGGCGGTGGACCGCGAACTGCTCGATGACGCGCTGGTAGAGCTTATCGCCGAGAAAGACAGGGTGCTGGACACCGCACTGGCATACGGGGCCGGGCGGGACGTCTTGATGTCCAACTTGAGGTTTGCCAACTGGCTGGAGCAAAACGGGGTATTGCCACCCACCAAGCCCAGCCCGTCCAACCCGCTGAAAACTACGTATGCGTTCGCCAAGACCGACGCGGGCATGGCAGAGTTGTGCAACCACCACGACCCGGTGGTGGCGACGGTGGCGAAGGCCCGCGTCCACGCGAAGTCCACCATCGACCAGACCCGGATGCAACGCATCCTAGACCTCACCAAGGAGACCGGCATAATGTCGGTGCCGATGGGATACTACCGGGCCCACACCGGCAGGCCGGGCGGCACGGAGAAGGTCAACATGCTCAACTTGCCCCGGGGCTCGGCGCTGAGGAACGCGATCATGGCCCCGGAGGGTCATTCGCTTATCGTGGCGGATCAGGCCCAGATCGAGGCGAGGATGACGGCCGTGCTGGCAGGACAGGACGATCTGGTGAAGGACTTCCGGGACGGCATCGACGTGTACACGGCGTTTGCGGCGCGGCTGTACAACGTGCCCTTTCAGGATGTGACGAAAGAGCAGCGGTTCGTGGGCAAGGTCGCCATCCTCAGCCTCGGGTACGGGGCCGGGTGGATCACCTACCAGAAGATGCTGTCGAACTACGGACACATTGCCACGGATGATGTGTGCCGTGAGACTGTGGCGAAGTACCGCAGCATCAACAACAGCATCGTCACGCTGTGGAAGGTAGCCGACCACTGGATAAACCACGGCCTGTATCAAGGCAACGACATCGAGGCCGGGCCAATATCCATCAAGAAGGGCCGCATCATACTGCCCAACGGCATGACCCTGACCTACCCCAAGCTGCACCGGCAGACGGACGGGTGGGTGTATTACTACGGGCGGGAAGAGCGCCGCATGTACGGGCCCAAGCTGGTGGAGAATCTTGTGCAGGCACTGGCGTGGATCGTGGTGTCCCGGCAACTTATCGAGATCGCCCGTCACCACCGCGTCGCCCACACCGTGTACGACGAGATTGTCTGCGTCGTGCCGGACGCCGAGGTTACAAAGGCTTGTAAGACCATCGAAGACATCATGACCCGTCCGCCACCGTGGATGCCCAACATCCCGCTCAAGGTAGACATCGCAGTTTGTAAAAGATATGGGGATGCTAAATGAAGAAAGACAAGGCATGGAGTTTCAGCCAGCTAAACGCTTTTAATGTATGCCCGAAGCGGTACTGGCACCTGACCATCCAGAAGGACGTCAAGGAAGAAAAGGGCGAGGCTGCCATCAACGGCCAGCGTGTCCACAAGGCGTTCGAGAACTACGTGCGGTCGCGTGGGCGGGAGCCGTTGCCGGTGGACCTGACCTCTCACAAGGAGTACCTGTCCAAGTTCATCGCCCTGCCGCCTACCACCACGGTGGCGGTGGAGATGAAGCTGGCGCTCAACAAGGACTTGGAGCCGGTGGAGTGGTTCGACCGCTCGTGCTGGGTGCGGGCCATCGTTGACTTGGCAGTTGTCGGCAAGTCAGTGGGCGTCATGGTGGACTACAAGACCGGCAAGCCCACCAACGACGACCTGCAACTGAAACTCACGTCCCTTCTCCTGATGCAGTATTTCGAAGACTTGGAGGTGGTGCGTGGGACGTACTACTGGACGAGGACGCACAAGGAAGACACGCCCGTGCCTGTGTACCGTGGGGACTCGACACAGTTGTGGGCGGAGATCATGCCGCGTTTGAACCGTTTTCAACATGCGTGGCACAACGACGAGTACCCGGCAAAGCAATCAGGGCTGTGCAAGAGACACTGCCCGGTTATCCAGTGTAAATTTCACGGAGGCTAAAATGAACAAGCGTACCAAGTTTCTCAACGAGGTAGACGGCATCGTAACCCGCGACCGCAATGACACCTACGGCGGGCCGGAAGATTCCTTTCTTCGCATCGCCAAGATGTGGGACACCTATCTTGGCTGCAAGTACGGCTTCAGCAACACCATCAACGTCAACGACGTCGCCGTCATGATGATCCTGATGAAGACGGCTAGGCTTATCGAGAACCCATCCCACCGCGATAGCTGGCTCGATATCGCCGGGTATGCGGCCTGCGGCGGCACGGTGAACGACGAAGACGACCCACAACTGGAACTGGACTTCGGCGGGACGACGAAAGTAGAAGAAGAGGTAGAACCTGACCTGTTGTCCGTAACGTGTCCGTACTGCGAAGCGGAGCCGAACTTTCCCTGCCGCAGCATAGTGGGTGGCCCTGACCCGCTTATCGGGTACGTTCATCATTCACGCCGGGAGAAAGCTTATGCAGACAAGCGTCGTGCCGAAGCTGCTGTCTAGGAGAGATCAGGTTGTCGAGGATGTGACTAGGCAAATTAGCCGTGAACTTGACCGGCGGGTAGATGGCGGCGCAATTAAACTCGGCATGATAAACAAGTACGGGTTCTTGGTGGAGTGGCCTAAAGTAGAGGTGGTAGCCCCTCGTGGCCCGGTAGTACACTTTGCTTTAGCGAGTGCCTTCTTCGACGAAGTTAAAAGGTCAGAGGACAAGCTCAGCATCAAGCTGGAAGACCCGGTTTCCGCAGAAGAAGTATCTTCTGCGGTTGACCTGTTTATGGCGTGGGCGTTTATACGTGGGGGGTAAGCAATGGCAACACCGGAGTCGAAGGTCAAGGATGCAGTCAAGAAGATGCTGAAAGAATACAAGGCGTACCAGCACTGGCCCGTGCAGACAGGCTATGGTGCGCCGACGCTTGACTGCATTGCCTGCGTAGCGGGGTTGTATATCGCTATCGAGACCAAGGCACCGGGCAAGAAACCCACCCCGCGCCAGTTGTTGACCATGGAAGAGATAAACAACGCCGGGGGTATTACGTTGGTAGTGGATGGAGACCTGACGGAGCTGGAGGCTACGCTCAAGAACGCCGTAGTCATGGGCTTCATGCTGTCCGCTGACTAAGAAAAGCCCGGTTACAAAGGGTTTGTAACCGGGCCAAGCCAACTCTCAACTGAGGAGAAACGGGTTAGCAAGGATGCCCGCTTCGAGTAAAAGAGTATCACATTATGGTTGACGTTCAAGTATCAGAACAGCACAAGGTTTTGCTGCTGCCGGACTCGGAACGACTGCGCCGCATGATCCCCGTGGCAAAGAAGCTGCCGGGCACAGACAAGATCGTCGTGCCACACACCCGCGAAGCCGTCAGGCTGCTGCGGAACATGAACATCGGCGCACCTGCACCGATAGTCCACCAGTACGACTGGGCCTTGGGCAAGCCATACCAGTCGCAACGCGAGACAGCCGCCCTGCTGACAACCAACACCCGCGCTTATGTCCTGTCGGAGATGGGCGTCGGCAAAACCCGTGCAGCATTGTTCGCTGCCGACTTCCTGATGCAAACGAAGGACGTCAGGCGGGCGCTGGTGGTGGGCCCACTCAGCACGCTGCAACTGGTATGGGCGAACGAGATTTTCCAGTTCTTCCCGAACCGTTCGTTCAGCATCGTGCATGGCACACGGGAGAAGCGGTTCAAGGCGCTGAAAGAAGACGTGGACTTCTTCATCGTGAACCACGACGGGCTGCACATCATCGCCGACAAGCTCAAAGACATCGACCTGATTATCATCGACGAGCTGACGGCGTTTCGCACCCACAACACCCGGCGCTGGAAAGCGCTGAACTCCATCGTGAAAAAGACCAAGTTTGCGTGGGGTCTCACCGGGTCGCCACGGCCCAACGCGCCCACGGATGTCTGGGCGCAGGTGAAACTGCTGACTCCCAACAACGTGCCGCCGTACTTCAAGCGGTTCAGGGAGCAGACAATGCGGCAGATCACGCAATTCAAGTGGATCGACAAGGACGAGGCCAACGACATCGTGTACGCCGCCATGCAACCCAGCGTGCGGTTCATGCGTGATGACTGCTTCGACCTGCCGCCCACCACGTACACCACCCGGCACGCTGACCTCAGCCAAGAGCAGTCCAAGTTCTACAAGGAGATCATGACGAGGCTCAAGGTCGAGTATAAAGAGCATCGCATCTCTGCTGCCAACGAGGGCGTCAAGCTCAACAAGCTGCTACAGGTGTGCGGCGGATACGTGTACACCGACACCGACATGCGAACGCTGGCGCTTAACCCCGCACCACGACTGGCCGCGCTCAAGGAACTGCTGGAAGAGACCGACCGCAAGGTGATTGTGTTCTGTCCCTTCGTACACACGGTGGAGCAGGTGTACCTGTTCGTGAAGCAGCACTTCACGGCAGCAATGATCTACGGCAACACGGCGGTCAAGGACCGGGAAAAAATATTCCGGTCCTTCATGAAGTCGCAAGACCCTCGCGTGCTGGTCGCGCACCCCAAGACCATGAGCCACGGGCTCACCCTCACGGCTGCCAACACCGTGGTGTGGTATCTACCGGCACCCTCGCCTGAGATATACGAGCAGGCGAACGCCCGAGTTACCCGCCCCGGCCAGAACAGCCACACACTCATAGCCCACATAGCCTCCTCGTCCGTGGAGGTGAGGGCTTACAAACGCTTGCAGAACAAGCTCAGCACCCAAGGCGTTTTGCTGGGAATGTTCGACGGCGTGAAGGAGGACGCTGCTTGACGGACGACACGAATGTAAGTATAATCTCTGTATATAGCTGAGGAAAAAATGACCACAAAAGAACAAGTTATCGAGATTGTCGGGAACAGTCCTTCCGGCAAGCTTATCGCCAAGTACATCGAGCTGCGCGACAAGAAGAAAGCCGACGAGACGGCGCTGAAAGAACAGCACCAGCCGCTTGTCGAAGTCATGTCCGCAATCGAGAACGAACTTCACAAACGCATGATGCAGGACGACACGGACACCATCCGGCACAAGGGTGTCGGCACGGCCTACCTTGCCGAAGAGGTCTCTGCTAAAGTGGAAGATCGTGAAGGGTTCCGCAACTGGATTATCGAGGGACAGGTGTGGGACGCAGCAGACCTGCGCCCTAACAAAACCTTTGTAAAGCAGTACCTCGATTCCCACGGGGAGTCGCCCCCCGGCATTGCCGTAAAGCGTCGTAACCACGTCAACATCCGTATTTCCTAGGAGGAGCTATGAGCAACGTCATTCCGTTTGAAAAATCCGCACTGCCCGCATCCCTCGCCGCTGCGTTTCAGGCTGAAGGGTCCAAGCGTCTCGGTGGAGAAATGGGAGCCGGTTTTCCGGTCCTGTCTATCCGTGGTTCCCGCTGGCGCGTGAAGTGGAAAGGCGAAGAGCGGGTCATCACCGACCCCAACACCGGAGACCCGGTGGGCAGCCTGCGTGTCGTCATTCTCGACGGCAACGATCACGTCAGCAAAATCTACTACGAGAAGTCTTACGACGAGGGCGACGATGCCTCCCCCGACTGCTTCTCGCTCGATGGCGTCACGCCTGACCCGACGGTGCAGAACCCGCAGTCCAAGACCTGTGAGGCGTGCCCGCACAACGTGTATGGCTCCAAGGTCACGCCGCAGGGCACCCTGACGTGGGCTTGTGCCAACAGCGTGAGGCTGGCGGTAGCCCCGGCGGGAGACATCCCCAACGAAGCAGGCGGCGGCTCCATGCTGCTGCGTGTCCCCGGTTCGTGCATCAAAGACCTTCAGCTCTACAACAAGATGTTCGAGCAGGCGAACGTGCCGTTCTACGGGTTCGTCACCATTCTGCGTTTCGACACCGACGCCAGCTATCCGAAGATCACCTTCACGCTGGATCGGGATCAGCACCTGACGGAGGAGCAAGCGGCGCAGGTTCTCGAAGCCCGCAAAAGCGATCAGGTCAGGCGCATTCTGAGCGAATCCATCGACTTCAAGAGAACCAACGATGCGGTCGAGCACATTCTGGACGCGGCTGAGAAGCCGCAACGCAAGCCCGAGCCACAGAAGACCGACCCGGTCGTCAACGTGGCACCGGCAGAGTCTGAGCCGAAGCAGGAACCTCCTCCTCCTGCCAAGGCGAAGGAGCCAATGCCTTCCGTGGCTGAGGCTGCGCCCACAACTCCCTCCGACGTAGATAGTCTCGTAGGCGATCTGCTCGGCGGATAGGGCGTCACCGGGGAGGCGGGGGTTAGCTACCCCCGCGCTCCTTTTTTACCTATGCTGGAGGAGACATGACAAACCTAGAATTCCTCAGAACCATTTTGCCGGAAGGAAACTTCTGGTACGTAGGGTACAAAAACCCGCAAGACCCCAAACCATATTTCAGTCACGTACCGTTCGAGATATCAGAGACAGGCTTCCAAGCGGGCCTGTCTTTTGCGTTGAAGAAGCCCCACCACAATGTCTATTTCACGCCTGCCGCTTATCTCCAAGACAAGACCCCCAACGACAGCGGGCAACTGACTGCGGAGCGCAAGCGCGAGAATGTGGCGGCCCTGCAATCGTTGTGGATCGACATAGACGGCGGCCCGGGCAAGCCGTACGCTTCGTGGGAAGAGGTGATCCGGGCGCTGGGGGAGTTCCTCCGCACGACGGATTTCCCCCACCCCTCGGCGATCGTCAGGTCCGGGGAGTTCGGCGCACAGGCGCTGTGGGCGTTTAACAACCCCCTGCCGTTACCCCAGTGGCAGGATTACGCCAACGGGCTCCGCAAGCTGTGCATCGAGTCAGGGCTGCACATCGACGGGGGCGTCACCGTAGACGCGGCACGCCTCTTGCGGATGCCCGGCACGATGAACCAGAAGTCCACCCCAGCCCACCCGGCCACGCTCGTGCGACTTACTGGCCGACACCCGGCGGAACGCATCACCAAGCATTTACAAACCTTTGTAACGCCGCTTCAGACCGTCATGGAGGGTGGGGCGCAGCATCTGGGCAGCTACCAGACCGTCGCCCGCAACTCCGAGATGTCGGCGGTCGTGAAGAACTGCCCCCTCCTGACTGCCATCGCAGAGGACGGAGGCTCAAAGTGCCATGAGCCTTTGTGGAAGGCGACCCTGCACACGGCGAAAGGCTGCTTGGACGGCGAGGAGTGGGCTCACAAACTGAGTTCCGGCCACCCTGACTATTCCGCAGAGGCCACCGTCGCCAAGTACGAGGCGTGCGACACCGAGAAGGCATCCACCATTACCTGTGACCACTTCGCTGACGTATCGGCGGAGGTCGGGTACACCCACTGCGGTGAGTGCAGGTGGCGCGACAGCATCAAGGCTCCGATCCAGTTGGGCGTCACGGAACTGCCGGACACACTGCCAGCGCACTTCCCGGTAGGGAGTGGCTATTACCAAACCGACAAGGGCGTGTTTCGCAGCGGACAGAAAGACAAGGACGGCGACCCCAAGGACGACCTGTTTATCATGCCGTACGTGTTCGAGACCGTAGAGCTTGTAACCCGGTACGACACGGTAACAGAGCGGTTCACGCCCATGCTGAGCTGCCGCGTCGCCCACGTAGGCGAGAAGGCGGTCAACACCTACCTGAGAGTCTCTGATGGTGCGAGTGAGGCGAAGTGGTTCACGATACTGGCCGAAGCGGGGATGCTCACCAACAATCACTATGTAAAACAGTGCAGGGATTTCATCATGGCTTGGGTTGACTCAATCCGCAGTGCAGGGGCAGGTGTCCGTGGGTTCGACAGTCAGGGTTGGCAGCAAGACCCGGAAACCGGCGAGAGGTTCACGTCATTCGTGGCAGGGGAAAAGGTGTACTACCCAGACGGCACCGTCCACGTAGCGAAGGGGCAGGGCATCAGGGAAGCCAAGGACTACGTTATGAGGGGCTCCGACGAGCCGTGGCGAGAACTCTCGGCCATGCTGGCGAAGTCCAACCCGTGGATGGCTGTCATGCTGGCATCGTCATTTGCAGCGCCTCTGGTGGCTTTTACCAGCTTCCCGGGCCTAGTCCTCAGCTTTCAGGGAGAAACGGGCGTAGGCAAGTCCCTGACGATGGAGACGGCGGCTGCGGTGTGGTCCAACCCGACCCAGATGAACCAGATCAACGACACCCCCAACGCTGTCAGGAAACGGGCGGGCGTGATCAACACCATGCCGGTGTACTGGGACGAGGTGCGCTCCATGGACGAGCGGGGCCAGCGGAACATCCAAGAGCTGATCTTCGCTGCCGTGTCCGGCAAGGACAAGTCCCGCCTCAACTCCAATGCCGAGTTCCGTGAAACAAAAACGTGGAACACGCTCATGACCATCTGCACCAACGCCTCACTGGTGGAGATCGCCGAGAGCATCTATGGCGACAACTCCGCCGCCGGCCTGATGCGGGTCTTCGAGCTTCACACCCCCCTCAACGACACCGGCACCAACGTGAGCCGGGCTGAGCAGCTTCGCACGGCGCTACGCAGCAACTACGGTGTCATCGGTGCGGCGTACGCCAAGTGGCTCGTGCAGAACTCCGCCACGGTGCAGGGGGTGATAGACAAGGTGACGGATGATGTCCGCACCCGCATCGGGGGCAAGAGCGAGGAGCGCCTGTGGGTCGCCACCATTTCCGTGCTGCTGGTTGGAGCCCAGTTTGCCAAGGTGCTGGGGTTCATCCCGAGTCTGGACGTAGCCGCCGTGAAGGCGTGCCTGCTGGAGACCGTGGAGTCCCTGCGAAGCAACCGGGAGGAGTACCGCGAGACCAAGGACAGCAAGCGGGCACTGGAGGCGTACCTCAACTTCATCTCCCCCAAGACGCTACGCACCAACGTCGCCGCCAACAAAGGGCGTCTCCGCAGCGAGATCAAGATCACCCGCGACGTGGTGGGAGGCAACTTCGGCTCCAACAACGTCGAGCTGCTCGCCCACCACGTCGAGGCAGAAGGCGTCGTCAGGGTGTGGTCACAGCACCTGCGGAAGTGGCTTGTGAAGGAGGGATACAAGTGGCGCGTGGTCAAGAAGGAAATGGAAGAGGCTGGGGTGTTTCGTGATGTGGGTCAGGGTACGATGGGAGGCGGGACGCCCTACAGCCGGTCAACCATCGACGGCAAGGTCGGACCACGCAAACACATCACGGCCATCCACATCGACACCCACTCATCCCACTTGTCAATCGTCCCGCCTGATGGTACAACTGAAGACGCGGAAAGTTCATAGCCTCATTCTCCAAGAACCCCGGCCCCTTACAAACCTTTGTAAGGTCAGCCGGGGTATTTTTTTGCCTATTTCCGGCGTTTACCGCTGCCGTTTCCGGCCGAATTTTTTGACGCCGACTGGACTCTGAGGTTTGATCGTGAGTTACTCCCGCCGGACCGCAGCGGTCGTTTGTGGTCTACGTGCTTCCCGTCACCCTTCCTGACTTTTCCCTCCTTCTCCAGCACCCTCCTCGCTTTGTTCCGCATCACCCGCTTCTTGACCTGCTCCGGGCGGGCCTTGTACGTCCTGCTGTGCCGCTTTTGCTGAC